CCGGTAGTCCGCCACAGACCGATAATCACACAAGGTGGTTCACCTCACCATTACGTGTCAGCGCCGCGATTCCCAGCAAGCTGGGCGCTAAGTCCTTGCACTACGATCTCCGGTCGGGCCGGGTGAGGGATGACAGGCCGTCATTGCCCCGCTAGCCCACTCCTTTGCCCACGCTCACTCTACCGGCGCACTCCCACATCTACGGTCCGTTGTAGACAAGCCTGTCGATGATGCCCTGAAGATCAGCTGCGTTCTCCACGCCACTGATCAACTCCCAAGAGGAACCAAACTCCATGGATGCGAAAGACCTCTCAAGCCTTTCCTGTTCCTCTATCGGGACATCAAACGCACGTTCAAAAGAAACGCGCGCCTCCAGACTCACCTCCAACGAACTGTCCTCGGTTGCAAACCAAGCTCCCAGAGCCAGAGCATCCCTATGCGGATGCTCCCGGACCTTTTTCACGGGTCCGAGGGCTCTGATAGCTGAGGTGAAGAAGGCCTGCAAGATAGGCACTCCACGAGCTTGAGAAAGCTCGCACATGGCCACTCCCACCATCCACTCACGTGCAAACACAGGTTCCCGAAGGTAAATGTGTGAAGAAAACGCACCTGAGACAACCCGATGATGCTCGCGGACCATGGACCAGCCGCGTCCCTCACCTAGGAACACGGGGGCCGAGCCACCAAATCTCACATCCTCCAACACGAAAGCAGGACGTTCCAGCAGTACCTCGTGGCCACAGTTCTGGAGTATGGCATCAGAAAACCCTTCCAGCACGGGCTTTGACTCACTGGCCTCCAAGAAGACCAGCACATTGTCGCCATCCACCAAAACGTCAAACTTGCCCAAGGAAAAAGCTCGCAAAGCAGCCACAACTTCAACGAGAAAACACAAGGAATTCCCCATCCCCGTGTTGAAGTCGCCGCTGGCTCTGCCCCCTTCCCTGGAAAACTTTGCCCCACAAGACACTGTGCCGCGCAATTCCAACTGCTTCTTCAAAAGAAAACCCAGCCTCGCATCACCGGGAAAAGCTGCTGCATAGACAGCCTGTTCTTTCTTCAAAGCAGCTGGCCCCACGTGGGCCTCAAACGCCTTACCATCTGCCTCAAAACAAACGCACCTACGAAACGAAGCGAACTTCTTTCGTATCAGGTTGGCGCGCTGTCTCTGGTTCAACCCCTTCGCAACGAGTCTTGAGCCGTCGAAACCTAGAGCAGAACCAACGAGCCGGCCCCACAGCCAGTGCTCAAAGGGTTTCAAACGGGAAGCCACCTCCAGGTTGTAGCGGGGAGACCTGGGGTATATCAGCCTGGGCTTCATGGCAAAGCCTGGCTTCCTGTTTTTCTCTGCCTTGAGGAACGCCCTGATGGTCCAGTCCTGATGCGACGACAGACCATCTTCCTCAAGGGACCTTGCGGCCTCTAGGTACCGTCGCCGGAGAGTCCCTGAGTAACTCTCGGCAGTGGCCCTCCACGAAAGAGCTCCGTCTCTGTATCTGCGCGCGAACCTGATAAGATCGCGCCAAACGGGCTCAGATTGAGCAGACACAGGGCCAAAAACTTGACCAGGAACCTCCCCCATTGACCGCATTGCAAGTGCAGTCACCTCGTTGTGCGGACATGGACGGTTACAGACTGGCACAAAAGCCCCTTGCAAAGGCGCTCTGTAAGCTGTCCACATCTCCCGTTTACTCTCTGAACAAGAAGCCCAGTCGACCTTCCGAGTGTCTAGGACACCAGTTGCAATAGGGGGTGGAGCCCCCCAACACAACCCTGGAATTCGAACCGGGCCCCCCTAAAGAGAGGGTGGACACTCATCAACGTCCAGACGCTCGCGGGCCAAGCGCTCAGGGGCGGTCTCCCAGAAAGAGGCAACTACCGTGTCTGGTAGAGCAAACACCGCTGCCGAGGCGGGGATCTCTTTCTTGGAAAACCACTCACGCGCGCGGGACCGAAGTCCCGCGAGGAGCTCTTGGGTGCGCGGGCGAAAGCACGCATAGAGTGTCAGCGAAGCTAGCAACTCGGGGCAGATGACAAGTCTGCCCTTCATCGTCTCTACAACAAGGAAAACCTCGTGCTCGTCCGCTGTGGTTGGCATCACTCCTCCACCAAGGAGTTTCGCTTCGCAATCAAGCAAACTCAGTAGAGCGTTGGCGGGACCGGGTAGGTCGCCGCTAGGGAGGTCTGGAACCCACCGCCTAGTGACGAGCCTGCCCACGGTACCACCGCGGCCGCCCAAGTAAGCCTGCAGCCTGTTGGTCCAGACTGAACGCTTGCGATGCCGGGAAGGTGTTAACCCGCCCGCCGCTGTGCTGGCATGCACAACATTTACTTCGTCCGCAAATTCCATGCCGAGAATATGCGACCTATTTTCCCCCTTGTCCAAAGAAAGACGAGGGGGCACATCCGCCTGAAGCACTGGCGGCGGTGCAAGCGATCCCCTGTAGTACCATGCGGCCGACAACTCTAGTAACCAACCTAGAGTCGTACGCCCGATGGCCAACTCCCAAAACTTCCCAAGAAACCACACAATCCAAGCACCAAACCACCGGACCCACACGCTGTACCTGGCCACCATAGAAGGCAACCAGAACAGGTAGAAAACCCAGGGAGAGAAC